GGAATTGATTTCCGCCACAGATCGAAAGCGACCTGTTTTGGATTCGTTGAGAATTGCCCAGTCGGGGTAACTCTCAGCGAGGACGGGGGACGGGCTGCTTATGAGGCAGTCGTCACCGTTAATCAATATCTTTGCTTCAGCACCGCGAACGGCCCAACGGGCTGCGATGTAGGACTGAAGGCAAAGGAGAGGAAAAGAGAGGTAGGTGCCCATCATCTGACCGTGAGTGACCTCACGGTCAGAAACGGTCGGATGGAGAGAGTCCACAGCGTCCTGGCGCACAGAACCAGGAACCACCTCGCAACGCGCCAGGAGCGCGCTAAGGATGGTATCAGCTACATCTAACCTAAGGTTGTCTGTAGCTCCTACCAGATCAACAGAAGTTTGCCAGTCAAACTGACAAACCTCCTTGATCCTGGCTTCAGTCGGCGGGCCGACAAGAAGCCAATCCTTTCTCCCCAACCATGAGTAGAGGCACTCATGCAAGGGTCCCAGGGTGTCCCAACGATAAGTTGGAATACCCATAGGCCTCAACTTCCCAGCGGAAGGGACCTCCTTGTAACGGAGATCCCAACCGCCTACCCCCTTGGGAAGGGGACCACCCGACCGAACTCGGGCCTGGAAAGACTCGTAAGTCTGACCTGACCAGAAATCGGAAGAGAAGCCGCGATCGTTTCGGGACGATCGCTTGGGAAAGAAGCTGTGACAGAAGTCATAATAGCGACGATCCCAACCAAGGGGTAGGGCCTCTCGAGTAATCTTACGCGCGAACGCAAGGTACTCGTGAGAAGAGGAGGAGGGAGAAGGATCGCAGGCCCTAGCGAACCAGGACGAGCGGACGGAGGGGGGGGAGTGATGGGAGCAAACGGTGGAAGGGAGACCCTTCTTGATGGAACTGACGCTGTGCGCCAGCTCCCACCGTTGCCTGCGTCCCAGGCGTAGGAGACGGGGGAAGCCCTCGTCGTCCCAGCCGCGCTGGACGCGGGGGAAAGGAACGGAGACCCGGCTGGCCGGGGGGGAAAGAAGAAAGAGGAGATACTTGCCAAGATCGGCAGGTTTGAGGTCCGGTAACTCGCCTTTCCCAAGGGAAAAGCGCACCCGAACTAGCTTCAGACCTGATCGAATAGTCTCCTCAGTACTCGTCGCAAGAGAGCGACAAGTACAGCGAACCCTACAACCGCTGGCGGTTTTAAGTGGGGCAAGCCGCGACGCGCACAGTGGTGCGGTCGTCATATTCCGAAAGAAAAGAATATGAGTGTGATCCAAGGCGGATC